AAGGCATTTGAACATGCAACATACATAAACAAGTGTTTGAATCAATACGAAGAAATCATTAATCTATTACGATAATATCATGAAAAAAGAATACATTAAATTCAAGACTATTTCCAAACAGGAAATGGACGAATGTTATGGTACTGAACTACATAAAGGCGTTGACAAATGTTTTGAAGACGGCACGCATTCGTATATGCAAAGGACAACTGATGTGTTACATGTAAATGGTAATCTTATTAATTCGGTGCATAATAGTATTTTGGATGATACCGAGTTAACAGAGATTCCAAAGGCTATCTTTATTGAAAGGCTGAGGCAAGCTATCTTTGACTTGGAAATTTACCAATTTGTTGTAAGCAAATAAAGTTATGGAAAAATACATAATAATTTTTGAAGATGGTACGCCATATGTAACATCTAAAATAACTGTTGAGGACGGAAAATCCGTTGAAGATGGCTATATTACCATAATCAGATGCAGTGACAGCATGGAACTATTGCCAGATGGCACATGGGCAGAACTGCCCAATTGGAATGAAGAATATTATGACGCAAACAACTTAGAAACAGAAGAATAAAATATGAAACCATTTACAGCATTAAATTTCAGAATATCACAAGATGTTTGTGGAAAACAGAGATTTACAGAGCAAGAAGTGCTTGACGAAATGGCGTCTGGCAACGCTAAAATCGATGGTATGATACTCGTTCGCATACATGACGGTAAAGTCATTGGCGGATTCACGGATTCGATAAATGTATTCAGTAAGATTTTAGCAGACGTTGAACGTGTCAACAATCTCGACACCAAATCAATACCTGAGAAAGTATTGAAGTTCATCGAAGAATCGGCTGACTCATTACAAGTGTTGATCTCCCTTCAATTAGCGGCATGTAAGCTAAAAGGTATTCCTTATGAAAAGGTGCTTTATGCTTTGCTCGAAAAGAATATGAAATGGGAAGCTAAACTAAGCGAGTACACCAGAGATAAAAAATAAGTAATATGTCAGTAGCACACGTAAAAATTTTTAAATTCGATTTTGCCTTCGTTTATCGTTATCGTTACGAGAAGAATAACGAAGACAAATTCTTAGATCGCCATACAACTTGGCGTCAATGGGAATTAGGCTTGTTTTTCAAGCGTAATAAAATCGTTGGCAGAAAGAATTTCAATAAGCCTAAAGAGTGGGGTAACAATCTGGTGCATGAGTATATGCTTGGCATCAATCTGCTTATATGGAAAATGTGGTTTACTGTTCATAAAGGCGGTATGAGCATCAATCTAAACGATAAAAAGAAAGTATGAAACAAGAAAAGAGAGACCAATTAAGACATTGGGTTGAAAGTTTGGATCGTGAGAAGATTAATGACATCGCTTTAGAATGTATCGAAGAACTAATATTGGCAGAAGTGGTTAATTTCTATGAAAGCACAGAAATACCATATTGGGACGGATCAGGAGATAGATTAGATGGGTCAGAAAGTCATGACACTGAAAATTAAAGGACAAGAAATAATGGATAAAATTAAGGAAATCGCATTAGCCGTTTGGATAGATGCTATAACATGTTCCGATAATAAAACATTTGAGCAGTATTGGGAAGCCGCTGAAAGCCAGTTCAAAGTATTTGAGACTGCTGAAAATTCAATAGCTCTTGAGGCTTTGGAAAAGATTGCTTACCCAATAAAATATCTTCGTGAGGAAGCTGATAAAACTGGATGTATTTTAAATGGCTACATAGCTAATCAACTGACACAAGAAAGTAGCTTTTATCAGGATATTGCTCATGATGCTTTAAACAAAATTGCTCAACAAAATGAAGGGAAAGTGTAATTGCGGCAAGAATGCTGTTGTCGAATACCTTGTAAAAGGTAAAAATCAGCCAGTACCATTAAGTTTTGTGCCGATTGTAAGCCAAAGATGCCTAATTTCTACTGACACGAGAGCATGTATATTATTGACGGTAAGTAGATTAAAAGTATTTTCAGTGAAACTGTAACCTTTTTATTTTCTTAACGTATAAGTAAGCAAGTAATATTAATTAAAAAATAGATACTATGTTTTACATTTACGACAAGAACACCCTGAAATTTGAAAAGGTCAAGTGGCTTGCATTAACATTAAAGCTGTCACTGATTGCCGTAGTAATTTTTTCAGCGTTTGGTTTGACAATTCGAACCCAAGCAAAAGACTTGAATGAGGCTGAGATTATCGTTATCATGAATAAACACGATAAGTTTAGTTCTGATAAATTGGCTGCAATGATTAAGGATATGAATTTTGGCTTTCCTTATATCGTATATGCCCAAGCTATTCTGGAAACCAACAACTTTCAGTCAAAGATTTTCAACGAGAATAACAACTTGTTTGGAATGAAACGAGCAGTTACACGTATTAACAAAGCACGTGGAACACAAAGTGAGCACGCTTTCTACAGGAATTGGATGGAATCATTAGACGACTACAGTTTATATTCGGCTACATATCTATCGTCATTAAAGACTGAAAACGATTACTTTGATTATTTAGAGCAAAATTATGCCGAAGACAAACAGTATGTCAAAAAGCTAAAAGAAGTTATTGCTACAAGGAAATTAAAAGAGAAGTTCAATTAACATGGAAACACTGAAATTTGAAGACATTCAGCCACTAGGCAATTTTAAGGATTTGCTGATAACCTTTCGAAAAAAAGCAGATGAAGTCATTGCTAAATGCGACGAAAAGAAGGCATTCAATAAATCACTTGCTAACCTGATCAAGATGATCGTTGGAGACTTCGGCGTAGTCGTTGCATTGGAAGACGGCATCATAACAGGAAAAGGTTGGGATATCGACGAAATGAAGAAATGCTTACTGTATACGCATTTGATTATACTTGACTTGAATCAAACTGCACATAAATATCTGAACCCGACAATTGAATTGGGGTCAAGAATTGAGCAGCTACAACAATTTATTGATAACGGCGATCAGAAGGTATTCGGAAAGCTTAAACTGATTTAAAGTATCAATATTATTAAAGGTTACAGAGAAATCCGAATTCTTTGTAACCTTTTTCGTTTTATAACGTATAAGTAATAAATTATAGCAATATGAATAAAATATTAGTAAATAAAGCATTAACCGATAAGCTTCAAAGCATCGCACAGGACATTAAAGTTTATATCAATATAAATTCAGAAATAGCCAATTCATTAAACATTGACGACGATAGCAATATCACTTTTTTTGACGAAAATGAAATGATTGAGTTAATTGATATTCGAATGAAAATCAAAGCATTGACATATAAACTAAAAGATAAAATGAGTCATGGCAAAAGTAGATAAATTCGCAGAAAAAGACCTTTGGGTTAATTGGGTTGGAATGATCTTGCGCAAGCATTCAAATAATCCCTTCAAGAGTGGTTTGCAGACTGGTAGAGCTATGGAACTAACTGTTAATCCATACTCATTGAAGCAAGGGTTTTTAATGGATGATGGAACAGTCGTCGATTGTTTTCGATGTAAATTAGAAAATAGTTAGTATTTTTTGTAACCTTTATTGATTTGTAACGTATAAGTAATAAATAATTTAAATTTTTGATATGAAAGCATTTGTAGCAGCATTTTTTACACTTTTCGCCTTAATAATCATCGGCACTTTAGTAGTGATGAAAATTCAGTTCAATCAGAATTGCACAGGCTTTTTAAAGAGAGCAGCAGACGCCAACACTGTTGAGACAGCAAAGGCTCAGCTGGATAAGTCCATAGACTACTTGGATTTACATAACATGACAACTGGCTATACATCAGTATTATGGCAGACTCCTGATGAAGACATTGAATTCTGGTTTAATAATTTAAAGTCAGCATCAGCTGAATTAGCAAAGGTTGATAGTACGACTACATCATTGGAGAAGACAAATATATTAATGAAGCTACGAGAAACGTTGTTAGATGCTGGCGAGAAAGGCGAAAAGCTTACTGTTCCAGATGGTTTATATAAATATCCTGATAATAAGTTCTGGGTGTTCATGTCCATATGTGCTGGCATAATTCTGATCGGTGGCATTATTAGCATATTAATTTGGATAGACAATAACTAATGGAAGTAAATCTATATTTGAATGACGAATGCGATACCAATATTGCATTTTTCAGCGATCTGACTTCCAATCCTTTTAAGCTTGGCGACGAAATTAACATCGCTGTTCATGACTTAAAACAAAAGGATTACATTCGATACAGGACTGAGTATGCGAATAAAATGAAGGAAGACAATAAGATTCTTCAAGATACATTTAACTTGAAGAAGATAAGACTTGTAAAGGAAAACGTTTTTGCAAAAATTACCGTAGCCAATGAGCCGAAACTTATTTATGAGTATCATTGCGAAATCGTTGACGAAACTGTTAAGGCTGACAAAGTGTTTGACAGAGAGTTTACAGCTGAAATGATCGATGCATTTGTCTATTATCATTCACGTGTAGACAATGAATTATCTATAAAAGAATGGCTTGATGTAGTATATCCAGTCGCAAAATAAAAACTAATAGTATGAATAAATATAGTTTTGTAGCAATAATTGATGGTAAAGAATTATTTCCGAAAGGATTTTACTACCAAGGAAAGTCTATAATTCTTGTTGGTTGTGAAAAATCGAATCATACTATCAGGAGAAAAGAAAAAACTACAGATGTTGAAATAATTGTAACAGAAAATAAATAATATTATGCAAAAATTTACAGATATTGGTCAATTTGCCAGTGTTATAAGATCGGTGAGGCTATCTGCCGACTACAGGGGAAATGACGATAATGGCGATGCTATTTACGTTCATGACACTGATTACCCTACACTTAAGTTCAGGTGTACGGTGAAAAATCATGGAACAAATTCAGGAATTGCCCTCTATCCTGACGGAACATACAAGTTTCAGTCACGAGAGAATGAACTTGAAGTTGGTCATGATAATGCTGGCTTCATGACAGCTATGAGCAATAAGAGCTATAAGAAGCTATTTGAGGGCATCGAATTTAAAGAGTCATGTGTTATCTATGGCGAATGGATTGGCAAAGGTGTTCAGGCTAAAGTGGCTATCGCTGAATTGTCAAAACGTTTAATCATCTTTGCTATTCGTATTGATGGCGTTTATCAGGACATGGAAAACTTTAAGCACGTGAAGAACGAAGCCGAAGATATTTATAATATTCTTCAATTTCCTCACTGGTTTATTGATATCGACTTCAATCGTCCAGAGTTGTCACAGAACAAAATCGTCGATCTTACGTTGGCTGTTGAAGATGAATGCCCTGTTGGGAAATACTTCGGCATTACTGGCATTGGCGAAGGCATCGTTTGCGAATACATATTTCCCGATGGATCAGATCGTTACATCTTCAAAAGCAAGGGAGTTAAGCATGCAAATGGCTCAAAGGTGAAGACTGTCAGGGTTGTTGACGAAGACAAGGTTAATGCTTTGCTTGATCTGGCTGACGAACTTACTCCTGAATGGAGATTAGACCAGATGGTTACGGAATCATGCGATCTGATGAACGGCGGATTGATCGACAGAACCAAGATGGGCATCTACATGAAAATGGTTGTAAATGACATCATTAAGGAAGAATCTGATAAAATTCTTGAATCGGGATATGAAATGAAAGACCTTGGCAAATACATTTCTGAGATTGCCAAGAAATATTTCTTTGAACGAGAAAAGACTAGCGAATATTGATTGGTAATCGTGGCTATTAAGCAAACCAATTAATTTAAAGGTTGTAGAAAATACTTGTTATTTTTTGTAACCTTTTTTAATTTACAACGTATAAGTAATAAATATAAACTTTTATTATATGAAGCATTTAATTTTTCAGTTAGACCAAGCTAATACAGCACAAGAGTCTAAGCAAGGTCTTAAGATTAATAAGATCGTTTCAAGTATATCACCCTTAAATTTTATTAGATTATTAAAGGACGTCGATACAAAGGTGAATCCTAGGATTGCAGCCGTTAATAAAATAACGAAAAGTATTTCCGAAACTTTGGATTCAAACCCTACGTTATTCTGGTTTAAATCCAAAGGCATTTTGTTAGCGACTAAAAATTGCGAAACATTAAGCAATAACAGGATTAAAATTACTCTCGACGATACAGATTATGAGGGAATTATGGACGGCGGACATAATATGTTTGCTATAGCCGCCTTCATAGTGCAAAAGCTATATGCCGTAACATTTAAAAAATGGAGCGAATGTAAAGAATTTTGGAAACTTAATTTCGACGATATTATCGTAAAATTCGAAAAAAGAAGTGCTGAATTTAATTTTTCAATTCCAATTGAGATCATCTATCCGAATGGTAAGAACGGCTCAGAAGATCAGTTTTATAATTATATTTCTGAAATATGCTCAGCCAGAAATAATAACGTCCAGTTGAGCGAAACAGCTAAAGGCAATCAGGTTGGAAACTATGAGTTTTTGAAGGAATATCTGAAAAAATATAACATAATTTGGAAAACTGGCGATATTGGCAATATTGAGGCAAGCGAAGTTATTGGTCTAGCAACATTACCATTGATGTTTCTGAAAGTAAAAGGCAAGCTACCAAATGGCATTTCAAATCTTAGTAGAATCAGTATATATTCTCAGAAAGGTAGGTGCATAGACTTTTATAATGAAATTATTTCTCATTCAGATGTTTCAAGTGAATCTAAAGGAAAAAATGTTTTAAATCATAAAGGCGTTGAATCTGCACTAGCCTTATGCGAAGATATTCTTAAGTTTTTTGACTTGATTTATTACCATTTCCCTGTACTTTATAATAATAATTCTGGTAAATTTGGGGGCATAAGCGCAGTTAACAGGAATAAGAAAAATAAAATTAAGTCTCATTTTGGAACGCTTAAAGACGTTTCGGAATATAACTATCCTCCAGCATTTATTTATCCTTTGGTTTATGGACTCGTCAATTTGATGGAATATGACGAGAAAACTAAAACAGTTCGTTGGAGAATTAATCCACTAACAATCGATTTAAAAAAGTTAGACTTTAAGCAATACATAAATATGTTTAAAGTTGTTTATAACGATCCGCAAAAAATTGGTAAGGGCGACGTTTTTTATGGAGAAGCTGATACTATTTTTTCAAAATTATAAAATTGATTGATATGGGAATGGACTTAGATTATATTGCCGCTAAACAGTCAATTGACCAATTAGAAAATTTGCTTTCAAGTCAGGAGCATGGCAAAAGAGAAGAAATTGCTGACGAGATCATTGAGTTTGTTGAAGCAATGGAACTAAAATGGTCTACTAATAAATAGATTGATTGGTAATCGTGGCGGTCAGCAAACCAATTAATTTAAAGGTTATAGAAAATACTTGTTATTTTTTGTAACCTTTTTCAATTTGTAACGTATAACGAATAAAAAACAATGATAACATTAGAAAGATTGGAAGAAATTCTGGATGAATCACCCGAATCAAAACATACAGACCGTCATATGGCTGCTTTAATTTTATTAAGAGATCGAATACCTTATGATGTTTGTAAAAGTATTATCATAGGGGCAGATCATGATAAAGTTTTCCTTTGCGAAGTTGAATATGCGTTGCCGTATATAAGCGAAGCTGATGCTTATATATTATCAGCAAGTAGATGCTTTATCGAGGATGATTGTTTCTCAATGTTTGTTTAAAAATGGAGACACTTACAATAAGGGCTAAGACGCCAAAAGACTATAACGCAAAGATTCATAGAGTAACAAAGTTTAAGAGATATAATTGCGAATTTTGTTATGCTTTGAATGACGATGGCTACTACAGAAGTGACAATATATATGCTGATTCCACAACATATTCGGAAACTGCTTTATTAGGACTAAGCGATTTTGAAGTAGTATCATTTCGTAAGCAATAGTTGTAACCTTTTTCAATTTATAACGTATAAGTAATGGGAGTGCTGCTCTGGAGTGGTAGCGATATGTGATATGTCTAATAGCCGCCTTCATCGGTTGCGGTTTCGGGTACAATCCGATATAAGTTAGTTGATTAATACGCCTAATGGCAATTTGCAGATTTCGTAAAGTTCGATTCCTTACACTCTCACAAAATAACAATTTTTATCATGGTAAACAGAGAAACAATTAACGGTATGGTTTTCATTGCACAAACAACTTACTACGTATATCGTAGTGAGGAGGATTTGCAAAACGACGCAATTCCAATGTTAACATCCTCAGACATCATATCATTTGATGCCTATAAAGACATAGCGAGATCATCTAAAGAAAAATAACATGGAAAATATAGTGATCATAAATGGCGTTGTTTTTAAAACTAAGATTAGTTATCTGGTTTATAGTAATGAATCAGACTTGAAAAATTATCGAATGCCATATCTAAATACATGTAATCCAGATGAATTCGAGAAATTTAAGAATCTGTCTAAAAACGGAATTGCTTTACCAAAAACACTTATAAATTTATGAAAAAAACGAAATTGTCTAATGACATGGGTATGATATTCAAGGATATCCTTGATATTGAAATTACTCTGGATAACAGCTTACAGGACATGCTTAATAAGTTCTATGACGTTATGAGTAAGTACAGCATTTGCCAAGGTACATGGAATGAAACAGGCGGCAGATCAATTGCTAATCCTGAATGGACTATTTGCTTCAAAGCATTCTTAATGCATAAGCAAGCTGTTATTGACTTCCGTATGTTGCTTGCCGAAGTGCCGTCAAAATTACTGGCGTATGATAAAGAACCAAAATCAAAAAGGAAATAATTTGTAACCCTTTTCAATTCCCAACGTATAAGTAATAAATAAGTATCATGGATGAAATTGAACTGAAAGAAATATTCGAAAACCAATCAGACTGCTATGCTGATACAGGCATGTACGTAAGTGGTACTTGGGTTGATGGCGAAGTAATTCAAGCTATGACGTGTGATCGTTTCATAGAAGTGTTAAAACAATTAGGAATTATTAAATTATAAAAATATGAGCATTAAACAGATTTTTGACGAAATTGCGAATGAATCGAGTACCAATGAAAAAATGGCAATTCTCGCCAGATACAAAGACAATGGACTATTGGTACGAGTTTTGTATGCAGCTTGCTCTAAGAGAGCTAAATACTACATCAAACAATTGCCACTATATGAGCAATCGAGTACAACGTTTGATCTTGATTGGGCATTAAAACAACTACCTGCCCTAAGCAAACGTGAAGTCACAGGCTATGCTGCACATCAATATTTGATGAAGATACTTACACAACTCCAACCAGACGACGCTTATATTATCGAGCGAATCATAGACAAGGACTGTAAGATCGGCATCGGCACACGTAACATCAATAAAGTTATTCCTGATCTGATCGAGCGCACTGGATACATGGGATGTAAGCCATTTTCAAAGGAAGGTCTAATTAAATTATTAGCCAAAGACGAATGCGTTTCACAGGAAAAAATGGACGGTAGATTCATGAACTCCATCATTCAGGGCGGCGAATTGTTAAATGAATCCAGACAAGGTGAACCGACTATTTTGGAAAATCCATTATTCTTCACCGAGTTAACTCAGCTAAAAGATTGCGTATTAAATGGTGAGTTAACAATGAAAGGAATTCCACGTTTTGAGTCGAACGGAATCATTGCATCATTGATTAGCATTGCGACCAAGAAAAATGCTGGTGAAGATGTTACAAAGGAAGTATCTAAATTCGAATCAAAGCATATGGATTATTTCGACGCATTGAAGCTTGTGAGATATACTACATGGGATATCCTAACCATTGACGAATATTTTTCACGAAAATGCACACGTCCATATAGGGTAAGACTTGCTGAATTAAATGAATCACTGAAAGGACTTTCAATGATCTCGATTGTTGAGACCAGAACAGTTAAGACTTATGTTGATGTTATGGATCACTTCAAAGAAATTGTAACAAGAAATGGCGAAGGCTGCGTGGTCAAGGGATTAAGTGGAGTATGGGTGGATTCAAAACCAATTTATCAGCAAAAAATAAAACTTGAAATTAATCTCGATTTAAAAATTACTGGCTTCAATTATGGTACTGGCAAAAATTCAGAATTGATTTCAAGTGTTAATGTTGAGTCAGAAGACGGTTTATTAAAAACGTCGCCAACAGGACTTGATGAAGATGAAATGGCGTATGTTACGACAAATCAGGACACATTGTTAAATACGATACTTGAAGTTAAATGTTCTGGTCTATCCCAAGACAGTAAAGGCAATTATTCTGTGCTTCATCCTGTATATAAATTATTGCGAAACGATAAAACGATTGCAAATACTTTAAACGAATGTATTGAAATAAATAAAAGCGTACAGTTCATATAATTAAATTTCTTTTAATATCTCTATTATAATGACTGCACAATGGCTGTATGTTTGTATAATGATTTAGTTTGATTATATCATCTTCACTGATTGCTGACGATAAGGGTATTTTATGGTCTAAATCCCAACCATAGTTTGATTTTCCATTGTAAAATCCCTTATTATTCCAATTCATCCATATTTCAAATTGATTTTCAATGTGTGTCTTAAATTCTGAAATACTACAGCCTAAGATTATTTCGCTTTTAAATTTTTTGCTATATCCTGAACTTATTAGTGAACGTCTAATTGCTGCTCTAATATTATGCGACAATTTTCCTGTTGGCGTAGATAATTCACGCCTTTGTTTATCAGCATAGCCCTTCAATATTTTTTCTCTATTATTTTCACGATAGACCTTTCTCTGTTTATTTATTTTTTCTTTATTATCCTGATAATATCTTTTT